GTTGGGTCAAAAGTAGCGCCAGCGGCACCTGTTGCGCCAGTTGCGCCTGTTGCGCCCGTAGCTCCAGTTGCGCCTGTTGCGCCCGTAGCTCCTGTGGCTCCAGCTGTTCCTGCTCCTCCAGCTCCGCCTCCGTAGGTGCCAAATATGTTGCTCCAATCATAAGCTGTTGGGTCAAAAGTAGCGCCAGCGGCACCTGTTGCGCCCGTAGCTCCTGTAGCTCCTGTGGCTCCTGTGGCTCCTGTGGCTCCTGCTGTTCCTGCTGTTCCTGCTCCTCCGTAGGTACCAAATATATTGCTCCAGTCATAGGATGTTGGATCAAATGGTGTGTATGTGGTTCCCGCGGTGTCACCCGTTGTGGTATCTGCTCCTGTGGTGTCTGTTCCTGTAGTGTCTGTTCCTGTTGTGTCTGTTCCGGTGGTGCTGTAACTGCCAAATGGGAATGAAAACGGATTGAATCCGCCATAGCCACCCATGCCGCCATAACCGCCGTAACCTCCCATACCGCCCATGCCGCCATAACCGCCATAGCCACCCATGCCTCCATAACCGCCATAGCCACCCATACCGCCATAACCGCCGTAGCCGCCGTAGCCGCCATAACCGCCCATGCCGCCATAACCGCCATAGCCTCCGCCATAGCCCATAGGACTGCCGTAACCGCCGTAGCCCATAGGACTGCCGTAACCGCCGTAGCCTCCATAGCCTCCATATAAGGAGGGACCTGTATTAAAGCCAGGCAATGAAGAGTAAAAAGGACTTCCGTATGGCATTGTATTAACCTCCTCCGGGTATATCTAAGCCAGGAGAACCCCAACCTGGTCTGCTCAACCTTGCTGGAGGACCCATTGGCACTTGTAGCGCTTGTTGTATTGGCCTCCTTGCCCATGCTCTGGGATTTACTGTTCTGCCTCCGCCTCTCAGCGAAAGAATGCCGCCACCGGCCATACCGGGAGCTGCTGCCATTTCAAGTTCTTTGTTGATTTCCATGATTTGCGCCATTATTTCTTGCGCCATTGCCTCATCGGCTGTTTGCAGTTGTTGTTGTAACCTGTCCCTTTCGGCTATAAGAGCCTCTCTAGAGTTTGGATTAAATATAGCATTTACATCTTCCTGAGATAAATATTCGCCTGTTTCTCTAGCTTGTCGTCCTGCTGACAATCCAGATGCAGACTGTGCTGGACTAAGCATAATCTCCGCAAGCTGTGTAAGAATATCAAGAGGGAGGGTACCAAGGCGGCCTAGAATGCTCGCTTTAAAATCGGGATCATCACGCGATCTCACTTGTGCGGCTCGATTATAAGCAGTGGAAAAAACAGATTGTGGCAATCCTTGTCCAAGTCTTGTGTCTAGTCTGTGTTCTGCTCCCCACAGAGGCATAGGTTCTTCTACTGTCGCCAGATCGCCCCGGGCAAAGCCCTTAACGGGACCGCCTGCCTGCCAGCCTCCGGGACCTCTGGAACCAAGTCGTTGTGCTTGGTTTGCCCTTCTTGCCATTCCTGCGCTTAACATTGAGGGGTTGGCGCGAATGGGCGCTTGAAATGTAGAGTTCAATCCGATGGGATGCATCATGTCCTCCACCGTCTGATTCGGACCAACGTAGCCGCCATACTGCCAGCCTCCAGGTGATCTAGATGCTTGTCGTTGTGCTTGGTTGGCTCTTCTAGCCGCTGCTGCTTTTGCTCTTGCCGCTGCCTTTCTTTGTTTTTCCCACAAGTCCGATAACCACTGTGGTACGGGTGTGGGGGGTATGGGTCCGAAACCGCCGGGGGGCATCATCAGAATATCCCCTCAAACTTGGTGCCGCGTAAAGCTGCGCCACCGCCTCTCGACTTGCCTTTGCCCATGCCGGGCTGAGGTGGACCGCCGTTGGCTTCTTTCTTTGGCTGTGACAGGGGCACTGTGCCCTGATCCTTGATTTTCATTGACTTGCTTGCCGCGCCTGAACTTTTCGGTATGGCGCCGCGAAATTTACCGGGTCTTGCTCTTGCCATGACGTTTTTTCCTCTTCTTGGGTTTTTTCTTTTTCTTCTTCTTCTTCGCTTTGCCAGCCTTATCCAAGGCAATGGCAACTGCTTGTCTTTTTCCGTAGCCTTCTTTCTTCAGTCTCCCAATATTAGCAGAAACTGTCTTCTTAGCACTACCCTTTTTTAGCGGCACTCTTTTTCTTCGCTTTTGTTTTCTTCTTCGGGGCTGCTTTCTTTTTTGCTACTGCTTTCTTTTTCGGCGCCGCTTTTTTCTTCGCTTTGGGTTTTTCTGCCTCTACTGCTTCTGTTGCTTCCGCTGCCCTGGCAGCCAATAGCTGTTCTTTGCGCTTCGGGTCGCCGCGCCAGGCTCGATCCGCCTTTTCCTGCGCCAACATTGCATCTTCCTCGATGCGCTCTTTCAATCTCTGGTGTTTGTGTGCGGCCTGCATGGCCTTCATTACTGAACTCATGTCGTCTCCTTTCTCAAGTCCGCAGCCTTGAACCGTTCCTGTTGCTCAAGTCGGTCCTGCGCGGTTTCGTTTCTCATTGTTGCAATATCCTCGGATGAATCAATACGCTCCCGCGTCAAATCCTCATCCTGGTCCATCTTCATTATATCTATTTCCTGGCGTTCTCCAAATTCTTGTTGTTTGCGCTGTAAATCACCGGCTTTGATATCGAGCTCCTGGCGCCTGAGTGCAACCAATGGATCTTCCGGTTGCGGCGGTGGCATAAATTGCTGATTGATCTGTTCCATCAGCCCGGCAATCGTTGCTGCCACTTGTTTTTGCTGCTGCTGCATCATTTGCTGTTGCATCTGCTGTTGTTGCTCCGGTGGCGCCTGCATCAATTGCTGTTGCATCTGCATCATCTGCGGATCCTGCGCCATTTGCTGCTGCACCATCTCTTCGGCCTTCAGCGAAACATGGTCATAGACATGCGCTTGCGTCATTGCCATTCCCTGTGGGTTCTGTTGCATGATAGCGGTACCATAAAGACTCATGTGGGTAGCGATGTGGGCGTCGTGGTCTTGTCCTGGAAAGGCTTTTGGCTGTTGTCCCGTAAGCAGTCCGGCATTCTCTTTGCCAGGATCAATCGGCTGCGGTTGCGGCGGTGGTGGCAGCAACGCATCAATATTCTGCACATTGAGTGCCTGATACATGCGCCGATACGCCTCATAAATGCCCGCTTTGCCATGGATTTCGGGGTTCGATTGCGCCATTTGCAGCATTTGCTGCGCTAACATCACCCGTTGGCTCATCGAGAAAATGTTCGGGTCCGATACCGGGATAATGTCCACGCGGTCATCAAAGTCCGCCTGTTTGATCATTTGGTCGCCATTGTTGGTCATATACGGGTATTCAGGTGGCAGGAACTGGGCAAAAATGCGTGCCAACAGGTTAAACTCCACCTTTTGTGCGTAATGCAGGCGCTTGTGGATCGCCGACATCACCTTGGTGCCGCGTTCCAGCAGCGCAATGGTGGTGCCTACCGGCATTTCCTGGTTGGAATCGCCAACCTGGATGTCGGCAATGGAAGCAAAGCGCTTACCGGCATCAACCATGATGCCCATCAGGGCTAACAGGGTCTGTGACGGCTCTTTAAACGGCAACGGGATGAAGGATTCGCGCAAACTGCCCCCAGGGGCGTCCATATCGCGAAATTCTCCGGGCTGTAGGGGCTGATCGTCGTCACGAATACGGATACCGCGTGCTTTAAACCCGGCAGGCAAGTTGGCCAAAGTGCCCGCATCGATCAGCTGGCGTAAAATGGAGGTTGATGCCCTTGATAAACCCCCGATCATGTGTGTCAGGCCAAAGCCATAGAAGCCAAGACCCGGTAAAAACTTGTAATGGACGAAATACTGGACTTTTTTCCGCAGCGGATCGCCCTCGTTCCAGTTCCTGCGGATCGAAAGCACCGCATTGTTGGCTTTCGACAGGGTGACGATGTAGGGGAGCTTGATACCGGTGGGCTCGCCCGCCTCATCGGTGTCCTCAAAGCCCTCCAAGTCCAGATCAAGATGAATTTCGTAGAGCTCGCACTCACTGTCCATGCGTGAAGAGGGCTCAATCCCCTGCAATTTGTCGATTTCCTCCTGGATATCCTGCTGTTCATACTGCATGCCCATGGCTTTAAGCTGCACGTCACGATAGAAGCCGATGTTCTGGAGCTTAACCACATCATTCAACGGCATCGTTACAATATTGGTGATCCGAACGGCTGTTTGCAGATTACTGGTGTCATAGGGAACGACCAGGTTCTCTGAGGGAATAAACCGGGACACTGCCCGCCCCAAATTCTGGTCGTAATAAACTTTCCTAAAAGCCGATCCCGACAGTGGCAGATAGAAGAGAAGCATGTCGGTTTCGGGATCGTATTCTTCCATGACGTGCATCAATTGGTAATTCATGTATTCCTTGACCCTGGCCGCCTGTCCCTCGGAATCGGGAGTGATGGCACCCACAATCTGGGTTTTCACCGGTCCTTGCGATGGCAATATCTCGGCATAGGCCTGTGCCTGGAACTGGGTAACGGATTCTGCCAACAGCGGATGAGTTATGCCGGAGGCACCCTCAAACGGCTGGCTGCGTTCCTCATAGCGCATGCCGAGGAACTCCAAACCATCACGGTACTGCTGTTCCCACTCGGCGCGGGAACTAAGATCGGCCTCGACATCGGCAATGCATTGGTTGAAAATGGTTTGTAAGTCGGAATCGTCAAGCTCATCGGCCAGATTGGCGCCAAATTCAACTTGCGGTGACAGCATTTCACCCTCACCGACAAGGATACTGCCGCTTTCCAAGGGCGTAATGGGAACATCTTCACCATTAAACTCGGCTAATCTGGGGTCTTCCAGTTCAATCGTCTTGGAGTCATCCATAATATCGACAGGTTCTTCCTGTGCAGGATAAATCCGTTTTTCGATATCCGCCATACTACGCCCTTGTGCTAATTCATTAATCTAAACAACAAACTACTGATCCAGTTACGCCATTGAACCGAGAAGCTCAAAACAGTTTTTTCCATTCTACCCATTAAATATCTTTACTGCCACCTGTGATTGCTTTGTCGATAAAGCCGCCGTGGGCTTTTGTTACCATGCCGCCTTCGGAAAAACCAAAAAAGTCTCTTAGCTCTCCAAATGTAGGATCTCTGAATGTTTTTTGCTCAATCCCGGACTTGTTGAAGGAAGGCGTGTAGGTTACGACCTTATCACCCTCTTGGATAAAAGTGTTTGGCGCCTTCTCCCAGACATCAAAAACCTCTTCATAGCCGAGCTCCTCCAAAAACTGCCTGGTCATGTCATCACCTTTATGGCTCAGTGGAATGTCCGGCCACATCCTGTCAAAAGCGCCTATGTTGCCAGTCCCCTCCTCTACAGAGAGAATCTCGCCGGCATAGTCTTCAATCATCTCATCAATATACTCAGGTTCAATGTCTTCGTTTTTCAGTAGTTTCCTATTTGCTTTGGCAATCTCCGCGTTTTTTTGGACGATTACTTTGTCTTCCAGTTTGTTTATCCACCGTTGACTGAGCTTTCCCTTTGTCATAGCATCCAGCCACCTTTTTTCCAATGCCATTAGTTTTTTTGATTTCGTCCAGCCGGCAACAGCAGGCACTCCCGGAATCAAACCCAAACCACTCAGCGCATAATTCAATCCTGTCCTTGTTTCCGGCTCCTCTTTGTACATCTGGATATCACCAACAGCGCCGGCAATGTCAGACACCACAGGAATAGGTGCCATGCCGAGCTTTTGCCCAGGATTCATCGACTCCCACATGGAGGCAATTCCACCCTTGATCTTTTCTTCCTGGCGCGAGCGTTCCGTGGCTTCTTCCAAGCGCCTTTGTATTCGTTGTTCTCTGGTTTCCGGCATCAATAATAAACATGCCTTTTAGGCACGCTCTCCTCATCTTCCTCATCAGAGTATAACCGAACAAAGTTGCCTTGGCGAAATCTCATCACCGCCTGGGTCATGGAATCCACATAATCATCGTTCTCCCCGAACGGAAACGCCGCACATTCCTCGATCACATCCTCGGCAAAGCGTTTCTTCGGCGCCCACACCATCCCCGCCTCAAACACGGGACTCACGGCATGCACCCTGGTCACTTTGTCATTACCCCTCGAAGGCCGGTAGTTGACTACCGGGATGCCCATATTCCTCAATTCCTGAGTCAAAGGCATGCCTGATGCCTGGGACTCCACCAATACCATCTCCGGTTCCCAATACTTATATTCATCGCTCGCCATCGATTTCAGCACCGGGAAATCCCAGCGCCCACGCTTGGCATCGAGGAGAATAATCGCATCACCACTGTCCTCATTTGGGCGAAAAATGCCCCAGGTGGTAATCGCCGAATAATCGGCAGTCTCACTGCGCGAGAACGCAGTATCATAACTCTGAATAATATACTCAACAGGCGGGATCTTATCGCCCTCCCACAACTGCCACCAGTCGCGCTTAATAATCGCACCTTCCTCGGAAGTCGGGTTCTGCATATACTGCGCATTCCACTTCGCCGCCGGCAGTGACGCCTTAACACTCTCCAATTCCTTGAGACTCCAATAGCCCGGCCACAAAGCATTACCGGTATCCTCAAAAATGGCCGGCAGTTCCACCACCTGCCACTGATCAGCATGCGCTTCCGTCTGCCGCTTCAGCAGTTTCGAGGTCAAATCAAGTGTTGACCAGCGAGTCATGACAATCACAATCGAGCCGCCCGGCTGCAACCGCTGCCTGGGTCCGGAGGTATACCATTCATAAGCACTCTCCAAAGCCGAGGGTGAGAGCGCGTCCTGTTCCGAGTGCGGATCGTCAATGATCAGCAAATCGGCGCCCCTTCCGGTAATGGCGCCGCCCACTCCAGCAGCGAAATACTCACCGTTGCGGTTGGTTTCCCAACGCCCGGCGCTTTTCGAGTCGGCACTGAGTGTGACTTTGGGAAAAACGGCCTTATACTCCTCGGAATCCATAAGATTCCTTACTTTGCGCCCAAAGCGCACGGACAGCTCCGAGGTATGCGTGGTCTGCATTATCTTCATGTTCGGGCGGAGTCCCATCATCCATGAGGGGAAATAAACGGAGGCGAACTCGGATTTGGTGTGTCTGGGCGGCATGTTGATGATGAGGCGCTTGGTGTCGCCATGGGCGATTTCATCGAGCTTCTCGGCAAAGATTCGGTGGTGTTCGCCTTCGATGAACTCAGGCCAGATATAACGGATGTAATCCAGGAAGGATCTCTGGATGACTTCCTGGGTATCAAAGTTCTCCAAGCGATTTTGCAGCAACAGGATCTCGCGCATGGTATCGATTGGAACATGTCCTAAATCGGCAGGCATAGGAGTCACTATAGTTTCAAATGTTTTTTTGGGCAAATTATTTGTGTTGAACGTCATTATACTATCCTTTCAGTAGGAGTCCCAAATAGCATAGGGGGGGGTTGGGGTCGCGAATAAAAAAATCTGAGATTTTCGACCTCAGAATAAAAGAATCCGCGCATCAATTGAACATCAACGCGCGGATTGTTGGGGCTGAATGACTAGGCTGTATTGTCAGAGATATACTCCATCGCTTGCTGGGCTAAATGACTGGCCTCGAATAAACTTTGAGAATCGCTTTCCAATGCTTTAATCCAGCCGTCGATGTAGCTGGCATGGTTCTCAGTTTTGCCACTAATACCATACTTATGGCCCAGCATGACCGAGCCAATCTCAGCTATTAACTCTTCAAAGGCGTATGACCTAGATCCAAAGTATTCAAACTTGACAATACCGGGCCGGTTGTTTCTGGACTCGGCACCGGTCCAATGCACCAATTCATGCAGCGCTGTCGCCGTGTAGCCGCTGGGTTTTTTGAACATGGAATAGTTGGGTAGATGGATCATATCTTTGCTCGGTGAATAATACGCTTTACTTTCAGTAGTATGCTTAACATCTACATCTAGGTTAGTGTAGACACTATCTACCCATTGAACGCCAGCATCGGACTGCATAAGCAGCTCCCGAGCTATCGCAGCCTCTATTCTTTTTTGCTCGGCCTTGGGTAACTGCACATTTTCAGTTTGCTCAATATTGAATATTGGATATTCATTCAGATAACCCACATAGATTTTAACCGGCTTACCGTTGTCGTCGGTAACAACGCGGCCGTCGTCGTCCTTCTTGTTAAACTCTATAGTTTTAACAAAAACAACGCGAGTAGCCTTTGAGCCTTTGATAACGCTACCTTTGTTTTTTCTGACATTGTCAAAAGTTAGCCATTGATCTGACTGCCAGCCATTTTTTTCTTTGGCATAAGCAAGTATTGAGATATTGATTCCTTGGTAACTATGGCCGCTGTAAGCATTGTGATCACCTAAAGACTGGCCAGCGGTCCATGGTCTATTCCATGGATTAACGCCGTCCTTTAATAACTCAAGTATCTCTGATACAACGCGGTCCCGTATTTTTTTATTTTTTTCTTTTGATTGTTTCATAATCGCTCTCCATTTAGTTTGTATCTATCATTTTACACGATAAGTAAAAAGATAGATATAAATGTATCAATTATTTTTAATTTATTTTTTCAACTGAAAAAGAACCATTAGGTTTTTGGTTCCTCTAATACCTATAGACCGCAGACCGCAGACATTATCAAACAGACCGCAGACTCTCGACACAGCGAAAATTCCCACAG